CGACTGCTTGATCGGCCCAGACTGCCACGGTCTGACCTTCAAGGTGCGAAAGTCCAGTGATGGTCGTGGTGGGAGATGAAAAGGTTTGTGTTTTGCCTGCGTCCACATACCACCATGCCGATTTGTTGACCGTATCGAGCGCATCACGCATGCCCGTCTTCAAGCGTTCGATATAGCGCACTGTCTGGGTGCTTCCTGCCTGACCGATGGTGCGATTGACCGACACCCAGATTTCATCTTCACCTGTGGGGTTTTGGATGGTGCAGACGCTTTCAAAAGATCCTGTGGTGGTTTGCCTGCTGAATCCGGTGACCTGCTGCTCTCGCTCGTAGGTCATCGAAACCAAGGTGCCGTCACCACGCACAAACCACAGTACGGCATCTGGAACCCTCTGGTATGCCATGTTGACTATGTTGCCTAGGGTGATGTGCTGTGCCAGTGCTGTCAGGTCATTCGACACCCATGTCTCCGACTGCCATGTGTAAATGAACTCACGGATCTTTCGTGCCATCCTCTGCACATACAGCACCGTGTCGTTGACGATGAATGCCTGCAGATTGGCAGACCCGTAGTGGGATTCTTTTTGTGCAAGGACATTGCTTGCCGTGAGAGGAGATCCTTGGGATGAAGCAGCGATGTACCATTCGTCCTCTGTGGTTCCGATCAGCAATGCGATTTTGGAAACCATCCAGTTGATGCGTCCACCCGTCGAAGATGCTAGGGTAAAAGCATAACTGTCAGCGTCATAGGCACCCTGACGGAAGTTTTCAAAGTCAGAAACCACGCTTCCCCATATCTGGGATGGATTGCCTGCGGTTCCACTGTAGACAATGCGACTCTCGTGCAGGCAAGAGATGTTCGGGTATCCCTGCACTGCGGAAAAAGCACCCTCGCGCCACAGTGGTGTTGCGGTAGTTCCAGCAAGGGATGAGATCACCGTTGCCGTCACCGAGGTGGAAGAGGTAAATCCGGTGATCTGAACAAACCCACGGAGGGTTGGGTCAATCGGTTGGAAAAGGCACCGAGGTGCATACGAGCACGAATACCCAGAAGAATCTGGGGTGAAGGCTAGGTACACCCATGTCGTGGATCGGAATGTGCCATTGCTGGTCGCATTGTAGTCCCCTTGGTACGAATTGTAGGTGCGAAGGGTGGTGTAGTTGACTCCATCCTCGGACGAGTAAAGGACAAGGGTTCCCGACCAGTTGCCAAAAGTCTGAAGACTCCAATCACCGACAACCTGCATCGGTGAAGAGGTTGCTGCTGTCTGCGTGGTGTTGGATGCTGTGGTGCCGTTAAACGAAACCGAAAGGAACGAGGCGGGGTTGCTGTGCGCGATTTCCCAATAGGCACCCACATGCGAAGATACCCAGACGGGTGCGCTTGCGGTTAGCGTGATCGATCCGGTCTCTGCGGAAGGAGCAATCGTGGTGCTGGATGTGTTTTGATCCAGCATCGGTGCCCATGCCCATGGCACCTGACCCACCGTGAAGGGAGGGTTGTACGGGTTCTGTCCCCAATACGAAACACGCATCGGAGGGTAGTTGGGATGGGTGAGGTAGACGACATTGTTCACCTGCGTGATGTTGATGCCGTTCAAGTCCGCTGCTTGGTAGGGATGGGGAGTGCCTACGGTGCCACTGGTGGCTGCGTAGACGGGTGCCGTGAGTGTGGAGGTTGCCGTGATGCCAATCGCTTCCAGAGGGGCACCTGCGGCATAGGACACACCATTCCAAGTCTGGGACGACCCATAGGTCATCAGCGCACCGTTCTGCCAGAAACGCATGTAACCGACACCCAGTTCCATCACGATGTGGTTGGCATCCGAAAGATTCAAACCAAACAGACGGCATGGGGTGATCGATAGCTTTGCAGCACCTAGGAACTCGGTGCCTGCGCGACGATTGGCAGGCCCGTAGGGAGTGATCAGATAGTTTTCGAGAACCTTGCAACCACTCCGGTATTTATCCAGAGAAGTGCGAGACTCGACATAGGGTGACAGTTCTCCTGCGTTAAACGAGGAGATGATGTCGTTCATCATGGCAGATACCCTCCGAACCTAGAAGCAACGAGAGGTGAATCGACCCAGAGTTCCCGCTTCTTTGGTCTGGAATCGTTAGCGTTGATCTTTCCTGCATCGGCAAGTGCCGTCTTAAATTCCTGCATCAACGAGTTCTTGAGTTCGTAGCTACCGGAGAGTGGCTTGCACAGGTCTGCTGCCAACTTGATGGCAACCACCTGCACAAAGGTAGGGGTAAAGAGTGAGGGATCCGGTGCCGTCGAGACATAGCAGATCGCGGCATAGTTCTGGTCGGTCAAGAACAGGTTGCCTTGGATCTCAAAAGGTTGGACGGGATCCGCAGAGTCGAAATCATTGAAAGCGATAAGTCTTCCGTAATCGTTCGGAAGTTCATATTGGAATGCCCAATCGAACACGGGGATGTTCGCCAATCGGGTCAGGTTTGCCAACTTGGTGGCAAAATTCCAAGGGTGCATCATGAGCACTTCTTGGAGGACAACCGGATAGTACAGGTTGCAGAAACGGGCCTCCAACGAACCATCCGTGAGGCTTGTGATGCTCTGGTCTCCGATCTTGGAGAGTGCCAGATTGCAGACGGTTGTGGAATCCATGGGTGGTTAGAAGAAAGGGGTGAGGTGCCTAGTCAAAAGACACCCCACCCCCGACTTGTGATTGATTACTGCTTGGAGGTGTCGGTCAGGATCTGAACGGCACCGTTCTCCATGAGACGAGTCGCACCGAGAACCGCAGTGCTGCGAATCTGGAGGTTGTGACTCTGCGTAGGCAGAATGTCCATGTAGGTCTTGCGTCCACCGTCCACGAGGGTGACGGCATTCTTGCTGTAAGCAACAACCTGACGGAAGTTGCCAGTGATCGTGCTATTAGCAGTGTTGGTGGTGCTGGTGATCACGGGGAGCAACTCGCTGCGGACGATCTTGAATCCGAGGAAGGAATCAACATCACCGTCCACGAGGGCGCGGACACTGTTGTACAACTGGTTGGTCACCTCGGTGGAGGAGAGCAAGTCAGCGATTTCAGCGGCACTCACAACGAGGATACGATCCTCATGGGGAGCTTCAGCGTGATCGAGCTTGTACTTGGCATAACGCACCTTGTCGATGGTCAGACCGGAGTTCACATTGGTTCCACCAAACGGAACACGGTCAACCTTGACCAACTGGTTGGTCGTGTCGAACGGAACGGTCGTGGTGGAGGGGATACCAGCAGTCGTGGCACCGGAGGTGCTGATGGTGGCAGGGTTGAGGATCGCGTTGATGATCGTCGAGTCAACGGTACGGTTGTAGGCAGCGACCTGACTCTGGAGGATCTCCGAGGAAGGGTTGCTGACCTGACCGAGGAAGAGTTCGTCGAACTCATCGATGACCGAAGCGATATCGAACGGGGTGGGGAATGCCCAACGAGCAGGCATGCTGATATCACTCTGGGGAGTGGCAGCACCGCGAGTCGTCACGGCATTCATGGTGGTGGGGGCCATCTGGTTGAAGCGGACGCTTGCGCCTTGGGCCTGCACGAGTTTGACGCGATCCTTGAGACGGGCATCAAGCTGCTGGAGCAGAAGCTGCCACGAGTTCTCAAACATGATCGCGAAGTGATCGGGGATAGTAGTGAGGTTAGCCATGTGGTGTAGGTGGATGGATCTCCTGTGGTTTGGTTAGGGAGATCGGGTTGAACTGATGACCGACTTTCTCTGGTTGTCCCGATTGGGATCAGATGCCGTCCGGTTCAACTCCACCTACACGGGCCTCGGAAAAGGTTGTCCCTCGATTGAGTCGATGATGTCCAGATAACAGGTGTGGTATATACACCGCAACCGATTTTTTGCATGTCCGTGATCTCATGCATAGAAAACCAAGGAATCTGGACACAAAGAACCCCCACCGAGGGAAAAGCATAACCTCGATGGGGGTCTTCCGTGGTGCCGAGCAACTAGCACCTTGGGGATTGTTTGGGGACTATCCGTTCTTGAGGAGAGAGGCGACCATGTCACGAACCTGCTTATCTCCCGACAACCACCCTTGGTGGTAGGGGTTCTGCGGGTTCCTCATGATGTCATTGGCCTTCACCCTTCCGACTTGGAAGGTGGGTGAGGCATCCGATCCGACGATCCTGTCCTCACTGACGAGGTCGGTGGCACGGGCAAGAGCCTGCACGATCTCGCTCGGTTTCCATTTGGAGGTGTCGAGGGGAAGGCCAAGGGATGCTGCCATCTTCTCTGCCTTGATCTTGTTTGCCTCGTACTTGTCACCCCATGCATCGGCAAGAGACTTCTTGTCCGCTTCAAATTCTGCCTGCTTTGCCTTGAGTGCTTCCTCGCCACGCCTTGCCTCAATAGCGTTGAAATACTTCACTGCCTCCTGCACCTGTGCAGGGGTGTACCCGTTCTTGTGTGCAATCTCGGTGAACTCCTTGAAGGCAGGGTTGTTCGGGTCGTAGGAATCCTTTTCCAACTTGGTCAGGTAATCCTCTGCCTTTTCGGGCACACCCATCTTGGCACGGAATGCTTGCCATTCCTCCGGTGTGGATTTTTCATTGGGCATGAGCACGGCATCGGCTTTCTTGCCGAGGAGTCTCTGGGCATTGATCAGAGACTTTGCCAACATCTCCGGATTCTTGAACTGACCAAGAATCTGCTTGGAGTCGTTGAACTCCGAGGGAAGTCGGTCGAGCCAACCGTCACCGAACTCACCTTTCTCGTTGAGCGACCAAGGGCTACTCGTCGGGGAGGAAATCTCTCCAGTTCTGTTTCCTCCTAGGAGGTTTTCCCCACTCGCGCTCGGTGAGCTTGTCGGTTCTGGGGTCGATGCAATCGGTGCTGCGGCTGCGGCACTTGCTGCGTTTCCGTCCACGGGAGTGACTGCCTGTCCCTCTCCGGTCATCGTTGTACTCATTAGGATTCAATGGGGTTGGTGGTTTCTTCTATCTGACTGCGGACGAAAGGTGGCAATACACCACCCTCCAAAAATTCGGCATGCTCTGCCTCGGTGAAGTTTGCTTTGTGCCAGTTCAAGAAGTCTGGGTTGTGCCGCATGTCGCTCGACGAGATGACGATCTTGGGCTTATTCGGTTTTGGCTTTTTTTGGCTTTTGGGGTTCATTGATTGAGGATTGGATTGCTCGTTTGATGTGCAGGATGACCTGCCTCTGACCGTCACGGATTGCGGCACGATGGGTATCGAAGTGACCATCCCCATCGGCAATGAAGCATGGGTGTTCTGTGCCGAACCGGAGCATGAGGTTGTCCAGCATCTGGGTTGCCACATCGATACCTAGCCTTCCGAACGGACGCAGAATGTCGTCGAGAGGTTTGTGGTTGGGTTGCTCTTGGATGGGTTTCATAGATTACTGCTGCACTGCCTGCTGCACTCCCTTTTGAAGTGCAGGTGCCAAAGGAGAATCGGGTTTTACCGAACCAAGCTGCTGGGCAATGTTGGCTTGGTGGGCCTGCTGTTGCATCTGGGCCATCTGCTGCTGCTGCTGTGAACGGTTTTGACGGATGCCTGCAATGTCCTTGGGGTCGCGTAGGAACTCCGGATCGGCACCCGTGGTGAGTGCCTTGCGTCTGGCAATCTGATCCATGTCGAAATTGTCCATGGGCGACATATCTCCGGTGACGTGACAGACTGCCAGAGTGCCTTGGATGATTGGGTCGATGGCATCCACAGAACGGGTCGAAACGGCAATGGACATCTTGTTGTTGAAGATGACCTTGGGTTCTGGGATGTATTCTTCTCCCTTGGGGTTCTGCTGGATGAGTTCCTTGGGAGGGGTTGGCATCATGCCTGCACGGGAAAGGATCCCGTAGACACGCTTGATGATCGGAATCAAGAACTCGGTGGTGAGTCGTGCGTAGGTTGGGGAAAGCATGGTGAGTTTTTCACTCTCCATGGCACGGACTTGGGTTGCCGTGATTTGTCCTTGTCCACCCGCTTGCATGTCTTCCTGTGCGAACATCTGGAAGAGGGGGACATTGAAGGCATCCTCGATGTGCTGCTGCTTTTCCTTGATGCGTTCCATGCCGATGTCGTAGCGACCCTGCGTTGCCCATTCTTTGGGAACTGCGTTCGGGTTGCTCTCGTCGTAGTAGGTAATGCCACCTGCGGTGAGATCCGGTTCATCCGTCATGCCAGAAGGCAAGAGAAGGCGAGGGAATGCTGCCAATTCAGCAAGGGCATCCATTTGCTTCTGCAGGAAGTTTAACTGCTTGGCATCTGGTACTGCAACCCATGCAGACGACCATCCGTAGGGTGATTGTTGCCACTTGAGGAATCGGGAAACGAAGGCGGGTTGCTCGTCGAATCCGGAGTTGCGGAGCAGCTTCTTGGTGCCAAGTTCGATGTGGACGGAAGCGATAGACTTGTTCGGGCCATCCACCTTGCCTTTGGTGCGATCTTTCTCCTCACGGGGATAGATGGCCCACACGACATCGAGTTTTTCTTCCAGACCCTTGCCGTCCTGCAGTTCGTAGGTCTTGCGGGTCTTCTCACTGACATTGGAGAGTCCGTACTCCTGCACCACCTGACGCACTGTCATCTCACGCTTCACGAAAAGGGTGTCCACATATCCCTCGTTGTTCTCGCTGACTCGGAAGGTGCCGACATCGAAAGTACGGAAGAGCAGGTTGAAGTCGTCGGTCTTGTCCACGAACATGGCGCAGGTTCCAAATGCCGACCTGTCCAGATATGCCTCGTGGACGACTGCGTAGAAATTGGATCGAGCGAGTTCCTGCAGGATGATCTTGGAGCATTCTGCGTAGTATTCCTTCACACCGTCCGCTTCCTCGATCTGTTCCGGTGCCGTGAGTTGCACCCAGTTGGAGTCGGCATCGTTCACATACGACATGATGCCTGCAGCTTGAATCTGGCAGGCACGGACTGCGGTCGTGTCAAAGAGTTGGGTCTCACGGTCAAAGTTTGGCCCGTACTGTTGGTTGAGGATGTACGATTTCCTCGGCATGCAATAGGTGGCGAGGATCTGCCACATCTGCATCCAGTAGGAGGCATCGGCATCGAGCGCAGCCCACCGTGCAGCAATCTGCGCGGAGAGTTTCGTTTCGGAGACCTTGGGTGTCTTTACACCTTCCTCACCGTTCTTGAGGTCATCCTTTGCCATTATCGACCTAGGAGAGATCCCACTCCGGTTGCCGAGTTGACTGTGCCGTTCGGCCCCGTTTGACCAGCAGCACCAATCGGTGCCTTAAGGAGGCTTCCTTGGAACCCAAAACCTGCTCCTGCCTGTGCAGCACCTTGTTGTTGCGCCATCGCAATATCAACTGCTGACGAGGAGGGAGCAACTGGTGTTGCGGGTGGTGTTGGTGCTGCTGGAATGTTTATCGTCGGAGCAACTGGAACAGGAGGAAGACTGACAGAGGGTGCCTTGGGAGCAGGTGCAAAGAGTTCGGTGCCTAGAAACCCTCCAGCACCCTTGGCTAGGAAAAGCTGCTCTTTTTCCTCACCGCGATGGGGAGGGAATGGCACACCACCTGCGATTGCCATCTCCGGTGCCAAAAGCACAAAGATGTCCGATATGAAAGAGTACAAAGCGTTGATCATTGCCGTGGTGATTATCGTATATACACCACCGTCTCAACCGATTTTGTGGGTGAGTCGAAAGATTTTTTGCCACGGGTAGACCCGCAGATCGTTCTTTCGTTCAAAAGAGACATAGGGAAGGGGATGTGTGGCGCAGGCGAAAGCCATGTGGATTGGGCCTGACCAAAGGTATAGGTGCCAGCAGTCGTGGTACTCAAAGTCATTGACCCATGGGTTGACGATGTCCCTGTACCCTGCAGCCACGCACACGGGCCTCGCCATGATAAAGATGGTCGGATTGCTGACCACGATGCCATGGAGCATGTGGGCCTCTAGATCCTCGGCAAAAGTTCTCGCGCATGCTTCCTGCTGGTAGACTGCTGCTGCTCGTTCGACGGGTTTCATGCTCCCTTGAATCCCATTTTGGCATTCTTGAAGCGTCTCGGTGCGTACCCGTAGTCGATGCGCTGCGGGATGGCCCTGCGGTCTATCACGAGACCGTGTTTGATAGCTTGGAAAGCAATCGAGAAAGCGTCCGCTGCATGGGAAGCATGGTCATGAATGGGGATGTCACGAATCGTGATTCCATCCGTCTCGGACTTGCTTGCGTATTGGTCGAGCGCATCGAGACCCAACTGACACCCTGCCTCGTTGAATCCCACCCTTGGGAATGCCTCCAGTGCGAGGTTCACACCATCCCACACGGAGTTCTGTCTGGGCACGGGGACGACATTCTGAAGACCTGCTACCTGCAGTTGGTTCTGCCAGAGTCCACCGTTGGAAGTGGCACCGTCATGCGGTATTAGGTGGGCAGCGTAAGCGTATTGCTTGTCCATGAGTCTCTTGGCCCACTCCGCAGGTGTTCCGCAGTCATGGGAACCAAACAGACTCTCCAGAAACACGATCCTGTCACCGATGAGTTGGAACACCCACACACGCATGTTGAGAGGTGCTCCCAGATCCCACGAGGTGAACACGGGTGACTCCCTGTGCCAGAGGATGTCGTTGCTGATCCTGTGTTGCCTCCGTGCATCGTCGATGTACCGAGCGTAGATGGCACCCAGCTTGCCCACAGAGAAGTCACACTCCATCTCCTGACGGTAGAGGTGCTCCGGTGTGCCTGCCTTGATGCTGGCAAGTTCATTCGGGTCGATGATGTTGCTCTCGCTTGCCTTGAGCATGAGGGAGAACCATTCCGGATCGGTCAAGGATTGCTGCCACATGCGCCACAGGAATCCCCGTCCCTTGGGAGTGCCAGAGAAGATGCACCACCCATGGTAATCGAGAAGGGTGGGACGGATGACCGAGTACCATGCCTGCGGATCCAGATCAGAGACCTCATCAAGAACGACACCATCGAGGTACACGCCACGGAGACGCTCAAAAGCATCACCGGAGTAGAGTCGGATGGTCGCCTTGTTCGGAAGGGTGACCATGAGATCCTGCTCGTTGTGCTTCACATTCGGTATCCTTTCGGTGAACTGCTTCAAATACATCCAAGCGATATTGCGGATCTGATCACGGGTTGGCCCGACCATGGCATACCTGCATGGTGGGCCTTGCCTTTTGAAGGTCATGGCCCTCTTCACCATGTCCATGACGGCATGGTAACTTTTGCCACTGCGTCGATGCGCTACCACGCACCCGAACCGTTGCTTCCTATCGATGAAGGGACGGAACTGCTCTCTGGGATCGAGATGGAATTTGATTTTCAGAGGCATTTGAGCTTCTGGATCTCGTCGCGGAGGTAATGCAGGGAATACTCAATCGACTGAAATACTCGGCAAGTGTAGAAATCATTTTGCTTGTCCGCGTATTGGTCGATGTCTTTTAGCTCATCTTCCAGCGGCATCTCTTCCTGCTTTGGCAACGGGCGGAGGGTGCGGGCCTTTACCAAGCCATCCCAATATCCGACTTTATATCCGACAGATGACTTTGCGGTTTGCCAGTCTTTTTCGGGCCACTGGATCTCATCCCCTTCTTGGATTATTTCGTCAGGGCCAAGCTCTCGCCATTCGGGTTCAGTTATTCGAGAATCTTGGATAACTGGTTCCTCTGGCGCGGTGGCGAGTGCGGCTAGTTCTTCGCGTAGCTCTTTTAGACCGCATTCGCAGACAGCGAACATGCAACTAGAGATTGGGCATAGGCGGTCGTGCTGTGTGTATTCATCTAGGTTTTCACATAGCTCACGGAGCCTTTCGACCTCGGCTTCTAGTTTGAGATTCATTTCTCCGACTGGCTCACAAACGTAGCACGATCCTTGGCATCCTCTTTTGAAACGCTCAATTTCCTCCTTGAGCCTTGCGACATCGCTAGTTTTCTCGGCGAGGCGTTCAGCAGCTTCCTCTAGTGCTGGAGAGAGTTCTTTGTCTGGCCTGTGGAGTTTAATGACATCTTCCGCGAGTGCGGCATATCTTTTGCGCTCCTCACTTGTCATGTCATTGCAGGATGATCTCAACTCAGAAGCGATGCGGGTACCTTCGCTCACTGGTTCCTCTGACGCGGGGGCGAGTGCTTCCTTTGCAAGCAACTCACAAGCCCTCCTGTCTCTGTTGTAAGTTCCATCTGGACGCATGGGTGCGGCGATAAGTTCAAGGGCTTTACGGAGCCTTGCGACCTCGTTGGTTTTCTCGTCGAGTTCTTTGTTAAAAATTTCGGAGTTCATTCAACCCTCTGTCCTCCGATGTAGACCTCGACCTCCATGTTCTGGGTGATGTCGATTTTCTCTGGCTCGTTCCATCCCTGTGCCTTGGCAAGGATCTCGGCATACTTGGGAGCATGGGGGTGCTCCTCATTGATGAACCGAGCGTGTACCGTTCGGATGAAGTTCTGCCTGCTGATTTCCAGTGCTGACTCTGTCTTCTGTCTCAACTCTGTAATCCTTTCGGATACTTTCGGATCTTTGGCGATCTCGCAGGCACTCGATTCCGACCCAGAATACCCTGCTTTTTTGGCAGCTTCCTTGAGAGTCGCACCGGATGCCAGTGCGATGGCGAGTTTTTCCTGCTTGGGATTGAGTTTAGATGCCATCTTTTTTCTCCAAGTCATTGATCATGTGATCGATAAACCACTTGGCTTTCTTGAGATCCTCGACTGCTTTGTTGGGATCTTTCTCGCCTGCACGGTAGATGTACTTGATGGCAGCACCCTTGGGAAAAGAGAGGTGACCGATCATGTCGATCAGTTCTATCCCTTTGGGGTTGTTCGTGTAGTGCTTGGGGTGATTGACTGCATCAACCGTGAGTCCCTCATCACCGTTCTTTCCTTTGGAACGGCAAGGCTTGCAGTAATACCACTGAACATTGCCAGTGGCATTACCGCATGCGAGGCATGAATTGGATCCGTGATTAGAACGGGAGGTCGTCATCCTTTTCGGCGGGTGCGTACCCATTTGCTTTTTCGGCATTGTGACGCTTTACGGCATCACTCTCTGGGAACTCGCTTTTCTTCTGTCCGATGGTCTTCCAGTTGCCGAGGATCGGCATCTT